TTGATATGTGAAGCTAGAGTAGGGGGTACCGGTCAACCGCCTCCGTGTTGAAAACAACAATCTCTTTAAAATAGATGACTGCGGTCACTCAGATGATGCCGTCAATTCACCGTGCATACGGTGAATTATGACCACAGTATCTAGATGATACTTAGAAGACAATCAGTTGATGAACGAAGTGAAATCAACAGATCTCGTTAGAGATCTTTAATCGTCTAAGTTGGTATCTGGCCAGTCTCTAAACAGTGCATGTTGAATGTTGCCACTAACAAACTGATTGAAACTTTTGTGTTTTGTTTCGAGATCGCCTTTGAGTGGAGCAACACGTTTGAATGCACTATCCATTTGGCCCATGTCTCGGAACTCCATGATGATCATCCATTCAGGCATGTCTGCAATACTACGGAACCCCATTTTGCAACGTGTGATTCTATAGGTTTCCATTCGGCCCTCTTCGACTAGATGATCAAAGAAACTTTTCATGCCATTGACCCAGTCAATGTCGGAGATGTCTCCCTCTTTGTCTGCCCAAATTGTGTATAAATCCATGTTTACTCCAGTGGTCCTAAGATTTCAAATCCGTCTATTTCGCTTTTGTACAAGTGTGCTTGTTCAAGATACAAATATTTAAATCCCCGTGCTTTGTATATGGCACACTCTGTTTTCATTGTTTCTATTCCCATGCGTAGTTTTGGGTCATGGTATGTCCAAGCAAACTGATCGCACAGGGCATTGTGCTCGTCATAGCGTTTAATTAATGAGAACGCCACTAGTTTTGCTCGGTCATAGTATCCGATTACATCTGTTGCAGGGTCTGTATAACGACTGTCAAAGATGGGCATTACACTTGCAAAACGTTTGTACGTGCAATAAGCACGATAGATAGTATTGAGTGCAGCGATATCTGGCTTGGGCATGTACATCCATTCCACATTGATTTTATAATTGGTTTGACTCAAGTCAATCCTTGCAAATTGATAACTGCTCATCTTGGGTCTGTTCTATGTCTGAACAATCCAGTTAGATATGTTTCTGGCCAAGTGTGATAAAAACTTTTTGCGCCCATTTGCTGTGCGGCTGTGTTTAACTTGCTGAGACTCTGAACTAATATCAGTGCATACTTGCCTTGATTCATTATCACACCGTTGACATCTTCTACATCAGCAGGATGATCTTCTAATGCTAACATATCACGACTCAACAAAAACTCAGTGTTTGCACTTTCTATTGCGGTGTGAAAACGTTGATAAGGCCAGTCTGCAGGATCGTAAGCATACACAACAACTTCGTATCGACCCATTCCCCATCGTGATCTGTTGCGCAGATCAAAGTAAGGATCAGCCCCGGTTAATACTTGCACAGTGTTGTTCAATCGTGCTTGCCGTGCAAATGGGCAAGGAGGCCAGCCGCCTAGTGCTGGGTGCGGAACTTCTACAAAGTTTTCACTCCAGGCTAATATATCAGCAGTAACAGTTTCAGTATCCATTAAAAGTACGGTAAATTAGATTTCTTTGTGGTCTCAATATTTTCTTTGGCCAGCTCACTGATTAGTTTTCGTTCTGTAGCACTCATTTGCATGACATCGTTATAACTGGCACCGCCGCGCATGTACCAGGACAATCTAAGACTTTCTGCCCTGATTTGTTCGGCCTCCCGATCTAAGCTGTCTACATATGAACTGATTTGCTCAGGAGAAGAGACTAGGAGGCGGATGCGAAAAAATTTGCAACGTCCAAGTCTAGTGCTTGTTCATACTCATGATCGCACTCGGTGCATTTTATTTTCAATGGCGGTATATCACTTTGTTGTCTTAGCGATACCACATGTTCTCGTATTTGGTTGTAAATCTTGCTTTCGCAATTTCTTAAAAATTCTTCAATCTGTGCTGTGTCAGACACTACAGCACTGGGAGTTTTGATGATTGCAATGCTTTGACATATTATGTTTATAGTGAGATCAGTGATGATTTTTAATGCCTGAGTTAGACGACTCATTTTTTCTTCTTCAGATAATTCAGAAGTTGGCAGCACACTCAATATTTTTTGTTGTTCAAATTGTGCAATACTACTTTGATTTTGTTGTTCGTAAGTGACTGGTTTAAACACAATTTCTAAATCACCATAGTTGAGAGTTTCAGCAAAATTTGGAACTCGAAGTTGATCTAGTATTGTGCGTAGATCCAGTGCATATTCTTCTTCATGACTGCATGATGGACACACAGCGTTTAAACTCATACTGTGTCCTTGACTGGCAATGCGTATGGCTATCAATAATGGAGTGAGATCGATGTTGGGCGTGTGCCAGGCATTTTTGATAGCAGGCACGCAACTTTGTATTACACTGATCATGGCTTGTCCGTTGAACAGAGCATCGGGAGTGCGATATGTTATTTCGTCAATGGCAGTCATTGGGTATATTGGCAACTCTCCATTGGCAGGCAAATCCAATGAAGCTGCTGGCCAAAATCGTCCAGCACTGGGCAATTTCAAATAGATTGATGGCTGTCTAAAAAACTGTCGTAATGGGTTGGAAGTCTGGGTCATTTTGATACCTATAAATATAGTTCTACTTATAGGTACATTGACATGACACCAGAAGAAAACCTCGCCAGGATCACAGAAGAAGTAAACGAACAAATGCGTCGATTTGGGCACATCTTGCCTGAAACCAATCAACGACTACTAGAAGCACAAACAGGCATACAGAATTTTGGATTTAAAACTCAGATGGCCACCAGCATCATGGGCAATTTGGCTAGTGCTGTGGGCGACTATACCAAGGCCATGTACCGTGGCGAACAGGGGGCCGCAGTATTCAACAGTTCAATAAGCAAAATGAACGATGCAGTATCCACGCTTGCTATTGGACTAAGTCTGTTGATGCCTGGTGGTCCTCTAGTGAAAGCAGTGACTGCTGGATTGACTGCATTGGGTGTGTATGCTTTAAAAACTGCTGAAGATTTGGCCGCAGCTTCAAAGACTCAGGCAGACACTATGTATTCAGCATTCAGCCAATTGGCCGAAAGTGGTGCTGTGGGTGCTGACGGCATCGAAGGACTGTTCAACGACATACAAAAACTGGGATTGAATGTTACCAAACTTGACAAATTCTTGTCATTGGCCGGGCAAAATGCTGATGCTATGGCAGCCATGGGCGGCACTGTGCTCAAAGGGCGTCAACAATTTGCCGAACTTGGCCGCAGCATGGCTGGGTATGATGAGTCGTTGCGCAAATTGGGACTAGATCAAGATGCACAAGCTGAAGCCGCATTAGAGTATGCTAAAATGATGTCTAAAGTCAGTGCAGGAACCGTCACTGATTTTGGCTCACTGGGCAAAAGTGCTTATGAATTAGTGCTACAACAAGACGCACTGACCAAAATAACCGGGCTCAATCGCAAACAACAACAACAAGCCTTGCAAGAAGCACAAAGAAATGAAAAGTATTCAGCATCACAGCAACAAATGAGAGAAAAATTTGGTGCCAATAGCGATGCAATGAAGCAATTGAATATGTTGACTGTTCTTACAAAAGACATGGGCGAGCAGACTTTCAAAGGTTTCCAAGACATGATGAGTGGTGGTGCACCTACCCCTGAATCAAAAGCATTGTTGACAGTTGCGCCAGAACTGTTTCAATTAACACAACAATTAAAATCTGGCAAATTCCAAGGAGATCAAGCAGGGTTTGAAAAAACCCTTGAACGAGTATACGAAAGTATGACTCGCAGTGAAGGGTCTCAAAGAGCATTGGCCACTCAAGGAAGGTCCATAGGTGGTCTATACAATGATTTATTAAATGTTAAGACTAAACGCAATACTGGTACCATTCAAGAAAAATTTGAGTCAGCCCGACAAAATCAAGCAGGTCAAATTGCAGACACCTCTGGACAAACAGCACAACAAGCAGAAATTCGTAAAAAGCAAAACGAAGTCATGTTGGCAGAACAGGCATTTATACAAACTGGGTTGCCTGGAATATTAAAAGATGCTTCAATGGTTGTGCAAAACGACATACTTGATTTAATGAAAAAGATTGGTGAAACTCTAGGCGAAGGCATTGTCATGGGTCGACAATCTAGTAGATTTAAACCTGGACAAAGCATTGGTGTATTAGACAACTTGCCCGAAAATGCTGCTCAACGTATGGATCGAAATTTTGTACGTGCCAATCCTGACGGGACTGAGAGTAGAGCAGGTCGTGTTAGTCCAACCAATCCCAGAGTTGACAATCGTACGCAACCGCCCTGGAGTCAACAAAATCCATTGCCGGTAGAGATTGCTGGACCAGAATCAGTGATCAATCCTCCAGCAGAACGACCACCATCGCGCCAGCCACGCATGAACGATCAACTATTCCCACCTCCGAGACGCAATCAAAGAGCACACGGCACCTCAGGCGAAATTGGGTCGCTGTTTGAACCTAAAGATATCATTGCACAGTTGCACAAGGGTGAGCGTGTGCTCAACAAAGACGAAAATTCTGATCTAACCAAATTGTTCAACATGGTCAGTGGAGAAAACTTCCAGAAAAAAATGATGGATACTCAAGGCGAAATGCTCAAGGTAATTGACAGTATTACCAATGGGATGAAACTTACTGCCAAGTCAGGAAGCAATAAAGAATTTTCTGCAGCTCATGCAGACATGTCTTCGGGAATGTCAGCCACTGATACTGTACAAAAAACAATGGTTGATCTTCAAGGACAAATGCTGCAGAAGATGGAAAACTTTGCTATGCCCACATCAGCAGACAGTAAATCAGCGTTGTTAGGCGATATGCCCAAATTGGACATTGACAAAGAAACAGTAGAACAACTTGGGCAGAATATCAAAGACAGCATGGGTGAAGAATTCAAATCAGCAGTGAACAGTATCAATCGACTGGCTGAACAGATGCAAAGTAAAGGTGATGTAGGACTGCAACAACAAATGGTAGGATTGTTAGAAGAAATCCGCCGCAGTCAACAGGCCACTGCCAAAGCCAGTGGACGATTAGCACAGGTCGCCAGTAACTAACAATAAATAATACACTATGGCAGATAACAAACAACCCGGTTGGCGCAAGTATTTCAAAGTAGCAGACACTACAGGTGTCATGAGTCCTATTTCTGGCAGAAACCAATTTGGCTTGCCAGGTTATACCAAAAATGACGGCACAGACTCAGGCATGCCTGCGGACTTTATCTTCCGCAACTATGCGTCAAGACTGCCAGAAGTTTACTCAGGCCACCCCAACCGTATTGAACGCTACAATCAGTATGAGAACATGGACATGGACAGTGAGATCAATGCCTGTTTAGACATCATTGCTGAGTTCTCAACACAGATGAACGAGCAAAACGGCACACCGTTTGAAGTTGATTATCGCGACAAACCCACAGACAACGAAGTGTCAATCATCAAGAAGCAGTTGCAACAGTGGATCAAACTAAACAAGTTAGATCAAAGAATTTTCAAATTATTCCGCAATACCGTTAAGTATGGCGATCAATTGTTTGTGCGTGATCCAGAAACATTTGAAATGATGTGGGTGGACATGAGCAAAGTTGCCCGTGTTATTGTGAACGAATCAGAAGGCAAGCGTCCTGAGCAGTATGTGATTCGTGATATCAATCCCAACTTCCAGAACATGACTGTGGCAGCAAAAACCACCACAGACTACATGACCAACCCTGTGACAGGTTCAATATCGGGCAATGCCAACTACACCATGCCCAACGGCGGCACCGGTGGCGGTGTGGGCAATTCAAGATTTATGACTGCCATGAACGAAGTTTGCCTGGATGCCAAGCACGTGGTACACATCAGCCTGAACGAAGGCCTAGATGTTTTCTGGCCTTTTGGACGTAGCATACTAGAACAGATTTACAAAGTGTTCAAGCAGAAAGAACTGTTAGAAGATGCTGTGCTGATCTATCGGGTGAGTCGTGCGCCAGAGCGCAGAATCTTCAAAATTGACGTGGGCAACATGCCCAGCCACTTGGCCATGGCGTTTGTAGAACGTGTGAAAAACGAAATGCATCAGCGACGTATCCCCACCATGACTGGTGGCGGCAACAACATGATGGATGCCAGTTATAACCCACTTTCGATCAATGAAGACTACTTCTTTCCCCAAGGCGCAGACGGTCGCGGATCCAGTGTAGACACACTGCAAGGTGGACAAAATCTGGGCGAAATTGATGACTTGAAATACTTCAACAACAAAATGGCTCGTGGTCTGCGTGTGCCCAGCAGTTATTTGCCCACAGGCCCAGACGATTCAGACCGTGCAATGACCGACGGCAAAGTGGGTACAGCACTAATTCAAGAGTACAGATTCAATCAATATTGCGAACGATTGCAAGCGTTGATTGTGCAAAAACTAGACGACGAATTTAAAATGTTTATGAAATGGCGTGGGTTTAACATAGACTCAAGCCTGTTTAATTTGAAGTTTAATGCACCTCAAAACTTTGCCAGCTACCGTCAAAGCGAGTTAGATACCACACGTATTGGTGCATTTACACAGTTAGAACAACTGCCTTACATGAGCAAACGCTTCTTGTTGCAACGCTATTTAGGTCTTACTGAAGAAGAAATTGCAGAAAACGAAGAAATGTGGCGTGAGGAACGTGACGAACCTGAGTTGGAAACCAACGCAGGACAAGACATGCGTAGCATTGGCATTACTCCAGGTGCGCTGGAAGCTGACATTGAAACTGGCGAAGATGTTGCTGGTATGGCTGCCAACGGTGCAGGTGCAGGTGCCGGTGCCGGACCTGTGCCCGTGGTTCCTGGTGGTGCACCTGCACCTGCTGCTCCTGGCGCAGTATAAATAACAACATGCTGTTAAACGAATTTTTTCGCAAAGACCCCGAAGCGTTTCAAGACCTGTCGCAAGACAACAGTCAGCCGCAAGAGAGTGATCTGCGCAAGAGTCGTCTTACATTACGTCAACTCAACAAGCTGAGAAAAATGAATGATGTGAGAACTTATGAGTTCAAAGAAAAACTCAAACTAGTGCGCAAACAGTACGCACCTCCCCCTGCCCCACCAGCCGTGTAATAAATTTTACATTTATACGCCTTTTTCACCTCTTAAACCTGGTGTTTTTCTCCTCGTGTGTAAATAACAGCACACTTTACCTATAGGAGTTTCCCATATGAACCGTTTTGAACAATTGATTGAATATGTAATCAATGACGAAGAGGCGAAAGCCCGCGAACTTTTCCACGACATCGTTGTGGAAAAAAGCCGTCAGATCTATGAAAATATCATGGCTGAAGAAGCTGATGAAGAATTAGATGAAGGCGCCGACGAAGACATCGAAGAAGGCATGATGGGCGGCGACGCCAGTGACGACCTTATCGACGACGTGGAAATGGAAGAAGAATCTGACATGAACATGGAAGGCGAAGGCGAAGAAGAAGAATTTAGCATGTCTGCTGACGACGATGGCGAAGAAGCAGAATTTAGTATGGGTTCTGAAGAAGGCGGCAGCGACGAACCTGCAACCAAAGACGACATCATGAATTTAGAAGACAAACTGGACCAATTGATGGCCGAGTTTGAAGACCTCATGGGCGGTGACGACATGGGCGATGGCGACGGATTTGGTCCTGACGAAGGCGGCGACGCTATTGAAATGGACGACACCGACGAAATGGAACCAGGCATGATGGAAGCTGTGAGTCTCAAAGCAGCCCCAAAGCCAGTTACCAGTGAAGAAGGCGGCGTAAACAAAAAGTCTACCTATGCAGCTAACAGCGGACAAGCAGGCATGGCCAGCCGTCCAGTACACACTGGTGCAGCCGAAGGTGGACATCATGACGCATCTGGCGCTTACAGCATGAACACCAAAGAACTGATTGGCAAAGTTGGCAACACACCTGCACAAAGCACACAAAATCTTTCAGCAGCACCAAAGCCTAAAATGGGCGCCAACAGTGAAGGTCAAAACAATACCAGCCCACTACCACGCGGTCGTAAGGGTTAATTAGATGCGATCTACATACCTTAGAGAAGATTTAACTTTTAGTCAGGCAAACATTCAGGTCTTGGAAGAGTCTGATATGTCTGGCAAAAAGCATCTCTACCTCAAAGGCATTTGCATTGAAGGCGACAAGCGCAATGCAAATGAACGTATCTATCCCAAACACGAAATTATCAAGGCAGTAGAAACCATCAACGAACAGATCCACAGCGGTAACTCCGTGTTAGGTGAAGTGGACCATCCGGATGATCTAAAGATCAACTTAGATCGTGTGTGCCACACAGTTGAAGGCATGTGGATGGACGGACATGCTGGTTGCGGTAAGTTGAAGATATTGCCAACTCCCATGGGAGAATTGATT